CGCGATCAATTAAATCGTGTGAAGAGCGCTATTACTGGCCGCACAGTCGCTGAAGATGGCAGCGTTGTAGATCGGGAAGTTAGCTTTAGGTCGTTAGAGTATCTTCGCCGCTTCCTTGGTGATCGTGCTGCTGGGTTACCTGCTGAAGGGTTCGATGCTATTGGTCAGCAACAGGCTGGCAAACTCAAAGAAATCGTTGAGAATATTCAGCGTGAGTTTGTGCCAGGCTTTGGCAAGGCATTGGATCAGTACAAGGTAGATAGCCAGCCTATTAGTCAATTCAAAAGCAAGTTTGGCAAAGCACTTACTGGTCGTGAAGACTTTGATTTCAGTAAGTTTTCTACCTTTGCAGCAGACTTGCCTAATCAAATCTTTAAGAACCGTGACACAGTTGATGAGGCTATTGCATTAGCTGGTGGTAATGCGCAACAAGTAGAACAACTGGCAAGAAAGTTTGTAGCCGATCAGATTCAGCAAAAGAGTGGCAAGCAGATTGCAGACTTTGCATTTGCTAACCGTAGTTGGCTCGAACGGTTTCCGCAACTTCGCCAAGACATTGATACGTTTGCTAGCAGTTTAGGAACGGCAGAGTCTGTTGCAAGTCGTAGGCAGAAATTAGCAACTGCTTTGCGTACAGAGATGGGTGGATTACCTGCAACGGCTCAAACAAAAGCGGCTGGTGTTCAAACAAAGGCAGCAACCGAGGCAGGAAGAATAGAAAAAGCTGGAGAAAAAGAAGCTACACAAGCAATGGCTGGTGCTGAAAAATTAGCAGCAGGCAGATTGCAAGCAGGAGAAACTGAAGCGCAGCGACTTGCGCGTGAACTCGAGACTCAACGCAGGGCTAGCGCAGGTGAGGTTGAAAGTCAGCGCCAAGCAATCATGAGTGAGGCGGGAAAGCGAGCCAAGGCTGCAATGCCTGAAGCGGTTGCTACGCCTGAGCAAGCAGTACAAAGCGTACTTGGCAGCAAGAATCCGGCTCAAACAATTGAATCAATTCTTACCGGCGCAAAGTCTATTGAAGATACCCGCAGATTAGCTTCTTACTTGGGCACTGATAGGCGGACTAAACAAGACTTCTTGAGTGCGTTAGAACTTTCGTTGTCTCGCGTCGCCCCAGAAAAACTCAATGATGTATTTGAGCGTAATGTCATACCGGCGCTAGAAGGTTCTGTGCTTGTAGGCCCAAGAGAGATTGATCAGTTGCGTAGGCAAGTTCAGGTTATTAATCGTGTGGTTGATCCTAATCGCCGTGTCGAAGCAGCGGCTCGGTTATTCAGGGCTGTCGTTGCTGGAACAGCAGGTGGTTTAGCAGCTCAACCAGTAGGTTCATTGCTTGGAGGTTCCAATGCCCCTTAAACGTGGTAGCAGTCAAAAGACAATCTCTACCAACATCGGAGAGATGGTGCGTGGTTACAAAGAAAGTGGCAAGATTGGCACCAGCCGTCCTGCTAGCAAACGTGCAGCAGTCAAACAAGCTGCGGCTATTGCCTATTCCAAGGCTCGCAAAACGAAGAGAGGTATGCGATGAACTACGATGTCATGATGAAGGCAGAAGGCAACAAAGAGATGAAGCGCCAGGAAGCACAGGCTGCTGAAGCAGGACGCAATGAAGTAGCAGGTTCGCTGGCAGCACAGCGAGCACTAGGACGTATGCCTGCAAAGATGCCTGACCGTCAACCTAAGCGTCGCATGACCCGATGAGGAAAAAGCAGGCAGGTATTAACCCTGCGCTCGAAGAAGCGATCAGCAAGTTGTTGGCAGAAGTCATGGCTGACCCAGCGGCTTCAATGGTTGATAAGACACGGGTTATCGACCGTGCTTTGAAGCTAGAAGCCATACGCTTGAAAGCAGACGATGCAGCGTGGGGAAGTGGTTTTATGAATGATGACGAAGAAGAGGCGAATTAAGGTAACATCCGTGAACCTTAAACTAACCCATGAGGCTGAGCATGGATTCAAATCTTTTGTTGAAAGTAGTACGTGTTTCTTTGAAATTGGTGGTGGCTAGGGTATTGACAATCTTGGCATTGTCGATGACTTTTGCGCTGGCTTGCTGGACAATGTGGGGGCCGACTTATGAACGACTCGCTGCGTTGTTGATCTTTGCCATCACGGTGTTTTTACCCTCCTTGATAAAGGAAACAAAGCATGATGACGACGATGAAAATAGTAAGCAAGCAAGTGATAGTTAAACCCGTTGCTGCTACACCCAAGCAAGTCACCCCTAACTTCCAGCCCAAGTTCACCAATGGCGCTCCCTGCTATGGCACGATGACGGCTGCTGAGCAGTGGGGGACTAAACGTGGCAAGTAATATCGCCTTTCAAGCAACCGGCCCCTCGGTTGTTTTATCGGCAGGCGCTTCAAGCAGTAACGTTGAAGTTACTGTCGATACACCTGCCCAGCAGTTCGCCATTGTCAATACAGGTGAAAACGCTGTAGCCATTGCATTTGGAAGAACGAATGCAGTCACAGCGGCATTCCCGACATCAGGCAATGCACAAGATGTGCATGTCATACCGGCTGCTACAAGAGTAGTCATTACGGGTATTCAAGCCTCTACAAGCAATACCGTTTATGTTGCAGGCATTGCTGCTAGTGGCACATGCGTCTGTTACATCTGCCCAGGAGAGGGATTGGCATAAATGGAAATCTCGATGTCAGTGGTTTTGCAAGCATTGATTGGTGCTGCCGCTGGAGCCTTTGGTGCTTATGTGGCGATTCGATCAGACCTGGCAGAACTTAAAGCAAAGGTTGAGCATCTCCATCTAACGGCAGATAAGGCTCATACCCGCATTGATCAAATCCTGAACAAATGAATTGGAGTGATGTCCTTAAGGCTGTCATACCCGTCATTGTGGCTTCGCTTGCATGGCTACTAGGACAGGTCGCTGACTTCTCGACAAGACTCACAAAAATTGAAGGCGCTATGCCTGCCTTGATCACAAAGGAAGGCGTACCGACTGATTCACCAATCAGTGCTGAAAAGAGAGCGATGCAGAAAGAGCAGTTGATGCAGCATATCAACGAACTTCAAGTCAAAGTTAGACTGCTTGAAGAGCGTGAAAAGATGGCTAGAAAGTAATGTTTGAATTGCTATCAGGCGGCTTACTAGGTTCTATCTTTGGTGGCTTGTTTCGGCTAGCACCAGAAGTGCTGAAGTTCCTCGATAAGAAGAACGAACGTCAGCATGAACTCAACATGTTCCAATTGCAGACTGATCTTGAGAAACTCAAAGGTCAGTATCGTATGGAGGAAAAGTATGTTGACTACAGTGTTCAGCAACTCGATACGATCAAATCGGCCTTTGAAGAACAGGCTGAAACGGCTAAAGCAGCAGGTAAGTTTGTGGCTGGAATCTCAGCCCTGGTACGTCCAGGAATCACCTGGGCATTATTTACTATGTACGCAGCAGTCAAGACGGCTTCGCTTGTTCTTGCATTTCAAACGGGTGCGCCTTGGGCAGAAGTCTTAGTCAAGACTTGGGATGAAGACGACTTTGGTTTGTTCACGATGGTACTCACCTTCTGGTTTGTCGGTCGCAGCATAGAGAAGTACAAGTGAATGAAGCGATTGAGCTTGCCACAAACGTACTCATCAAACCCTTTGAAGGCTACGCTAAACGTCTTCCTAATGGTGATTGTTGCGCTTATCCTGACCCCGCTACTGGCGGTGACCCTTGGACTATTGGTTACGGTTCTACTGGCCGTGATATTAGGCAATACACTGTCTGGACAAAAGAACAAGCTGAAGATGCCCTTCAGGAGCATGTCAGGTACTTCACATCAGGGTTGGTAAAACTCTCACCTAGCCTACTGCAAGCAACGCCTAGACGCTTTGCAGCAGTCATCAGTTGGGCGTATAACTGTGGACTAGGTAATTACCGCATCAGTACCTTTAAGAAGCGTATAGACGCTAGCAATTGGGAAGATGCGGCCATAGAATGCGTGAAATGGAACAAAGCAGCAGGTCGCGTACTACCAGGGCTAACAAGGCGTAGGCAAGCTGAAGCACTGATGATGAGGTAGGCATGGCAAACCCAATAGCAAAGACCACCAGAGGCAAGGGCAGGCACTTCCAGTCTGTCTCTGAAGGCGGTGGCATGACAGAGGCCGGCAGGAAGGCTTATAACAGGGCTACAGGCTCCAATCTTCAAGCACCTGCACCTAACCCTCGAACGCCTAAAGAACGTGCCAGGAAGAAGAGTTTCTGTGCGAGATCAAGATCATGGTCTGGGCCAAGAGGCAAGGCCGCTAGAAGACGTTGGAGGTGTTAAATGAAACCAGGTTTGTACGCAAACATTGCAGCCAAGAGAGAACGTATCAAAGCAGGATCGGGTGAGCGTATGCGCAAGCCTGGTGCTCCAGGTGCTCCCACCGCCAAGAATTTTCGAGAAGCGGCAAAGACGGCCAAAAGAAAACCCCGTCGCTAGGACGGGGCAAAAGGCTCGTCGTGAGCCAACTTGAGGGGCGGAGCTATCTGCTGGCGCTTGCTCCCAGCGCTAACCTAGTGGCAGATTCACCGGAGACATTAGAGTTCATTCTGCATGAGCGTGATGGCATCGTCAAGCGTGAAGATCACTAGACTCTCTTTACCATCTGCCCTACAAATCACGACTGGCATCTTCTCACCTTTGGCTGACACCTTGGCTTGTTCCATCCACTCGTATAGAGCAATCTTCCTGCGACGCTTGCATTCGATCATAAACGGGCCTAAATCGATGTCTGAGCCACCATCTCTGGCCTGCCCTAGTACACGGCTTACTTTCGTTCCTAATCGATCTGAGAGCGCATTACAGACCTCTCGCTCATAGCTTGCACCTCTGGTCTTGCCTAGCTTGCTCAATCACGTTCTCCTTGCAAGATTTTCCAGGCTTCTTCCCTGACGACATTCTCTACGCTGTAGCCAAAAGCATCAGGGTCGAGTAAGGCTTTGATGAACATTTCTCTTGTCTTGAGTTTGTGATCAGTTCTTGCCAGCATGGCTCGTAACTCTTTGGTGAGTTCATAGAGC